AGTACCGATATCGGCACCTGTTTGGAATAAGGTTTGAGGGAAGTTTTGGTCGTGAGGATCACGAGTAGAACGCCAATTGATTGCATATGGTATTTCACCAGCACCGAGAATGTCTACTTTTCTAACAGTAGCTTCAGTCTCAATACCGAGAACATAACCTGCATCATCTAGGCTGGTTGCGTTAAGTAAAGGCATATACCAGAGTTCACCGAACTCACGGGTTAAACCTCCACCTGGAACTGCAGTGGCCATTATTTCTTGTTCTCCTCATTGATCTTTAGACCAGACACGGCTGCGAACTTTGCGACTACATCTTTTCCAGATACTTGACCTTCAGTTCCACTGTTTTGAGACTCAGTCTCAGTAGCAGTGAATCCTGGAGATCCTTCACCGGAGTTTTTGGAGTCAAGTTCTTTTTTAATCTTATTAACAGCATCTACACCGTTTTGTGCTACACTTCTCATTGCAGACATAACAGTAACTTTATCGGAAGTTGATATAGGTAACTTGGCGATAATTTCTACTGGAAAGTCTGGTGCAATGGATGTGATGTTTGCACTTGCGTCACTGAATGCAGCTGATGCGAGTTTCTCTTGATCAGCGATCAATCGTTTCTCTACTTCAGTTGGTTCGTGTGGTGCACCGTTTAGAGATTTAACACCTGCAAGTTCTTGAATTGCTTTCAAGGTTTGAAGAGCTTTCTGTCCTTCAGCGAAGGCAGCTTTTTCTTCTTCTGTTTGTGCAGTTGGTTTTTCTAAACTGAATGCTGTATATAGATCAATTTTGCCTTGTACTTTTTCAGCGGCTAATGCCTCTGAAAACAGAGTAATTTTTTCTTCCAATTCAGGAAGGTTCAGTCCCAAGAAAGGATTAGTTTTTGGGGGGTTGTTTTCATTACTCATTTTAATTCACCTGGTTGATCCAACATATTTTACAAGCCGGGTTACCGACCAGCGATATCCTTACGGGTATAGCATCAAACGGAATAAATGATTGCAACTCTTCGTTCCAGAAGGATCGAAGTGTCATTTCCAAGGAGAATCCTCGGACGCCATCAATATTGCCGTTATAATTACCTTTGGCGGTGATGTATTTTATAGGGTCCTGGACCATACCAACTGAATTGATATATCCTTTATCTACATTATCATGTTCTTTGTCCGTGGTAATTACTGAAAGATACTCTTGGAGTCGAGTATATAAGGTGTCCATAAATTCTGAGGTATATGTGTATGTGTTGCCAAACATATCAGTCCATGTCCCCTCAGCTGCTGCAATACCAGAAACTATATTATTCTCATCTATAACAACAGGACTTTCAAATCTAGATCTAACATCACGTTTAGATCTTTGTGAATTATTAGACTTTGCCATTTTCATTGGGCAAGCACATTCTACACTATTGTAACTTGCACCTGGTTCAGTCGCTTGTAATGGTGGTTTCCAGAACAAAGCTATCTCTCTCTCACTAAATAGACTTTGGTCTAAAACATTAGGAATATTCCTTAACAACCATCTACCATGTAATTGGTTACCTGAGAAGAACAATTCAGTATATAATCCATTATTCTCCCCAGTGATCACGGTTCCTTTATCAAATAATTCATATGATTCATCCCCGGTTATTAATCCTCCTGAAAAGTCTAACCAGGAAGGTGGTCGTGGTTTACTCTTTTGTGCAAATAGTCGCGTCACATTAGGTGTATCAACAAGCATTGGGCCCATACTTGCCTCAGGTATTGGCAGGTCGAAATAAACCATTTCATCATCGGCTAGTATACCCAACTCGTAGGACGTTTTGTTCTGGATGACATGCTTGTGTATTACGTAAGGCTGTGCGACCTTACTACTAGGAATTGAAGCATTCTTACTTTTCTTTTTTGCTTCATTTATACAAATGGCTTTAGCTCTATCATCAATCTTTACTCCCATCTCTTTCTTCTTTTGCAAACATTTTGCAATCATATCCTGATCAGCAAATTCACCCGGAACTGAAACAACTAATGCTTTTACATCATCTGGTAAGGTTGCATCTGAGAAATTAGATTCCAAGGGAATATATCCTTCTAATTCGTATATATCCCTTTGGAACCTACAGGAGGCGGTAGTTAATATAAGTCCTTCAACAATTTGACAGGCGGTTAATTCTTTATTATAATGCATGCAATTTTGGCATGTTCTAAATTGTAAATCGTTATCACTAGTATATGCAGCATATAACTTACTAAACTTAGGCGAAAATGATGTAGGTGGCAAAATTGGTACCAATTCACCACTAGACATTTTAACTTCCTCTGTTTTCTTTAATGATCCAGATGTTTTAATCTCAGCGGTTTTAAACAGAGCAACTTGGTCAACTCGAGTAATAGGTGTATCATTTAATTTAAATGTCCAAGTTATATCATATAATCCTTCTTCATCACCTTGACTAAATACGGTTGTTGCTTTCCAGCCATCAGCTGATCGCGAACCAGTAATATCTCGAATATGATCACCATTGAATGATAATTTAATTGAATCCAATGTAACTAAATCTGTAGCCTCTTTGGATGAATCACTAAGCTGAGCTTCCAGCCAGACAATATGATTTGGGTATGCTTTGATCATTTCAATCTTAAGGACTTTCGTGTTAGGGTGGTGTGAAGGTCAATTATCTTTAGGTGGGTTGAAATATTAAAGGGCTGGATCGCTATACCCAGGTCGGTGCTATGGTCACCATCATTTACTGTTATATTAAGTTTAGTTTCCGTTTCAATAACAGGAATAATCTCAACTGTAACTTCTGTTGAATGTTCTGCTACATAATTTACATTGATGGTAAGATTAGTTTCGCCCTCAACTTCAACTGCTCGGCCAATTGCTAATGGAATTGGTGGAGGTGCAACTTCACCTGCAATATATACATCCGTACTATGTGTTATATCTTCTACAGATTTAATAAATACATCAGTTGTATGTTGAATTGATAAACTAGTTACAATGTAGATATCAGTTGAGTGTGTAAGATCATTATCACTTTGTTGTACTAATATATCTGTGGTGTGAACAATATCCTTATCAATCTCTTTAATTAATACATCAGTATTATGAAATACAGCTTTAGCATCTGTAATCAAAACATCTGTACTATGGGCTACATCTGTATCTACAGCTTTAATTAAAGCATCAGTACTGTGAATCAGATCTGAAGTTTGATAGATGAATGTATCTGTTTGGTGGGTTAACTCATTATTAACCTGTTTAACTAGTACATCGGTTGTATGTATTAAATCTTTGTCAATTTCTTTTACTAAAGTATCCGTGGTATGAGAGAGAGAGATATCTACTTCTTGTACTAATGTATCTGTGGAATGGGTAACATCTTTATCAACCTCCTTTATATATGTATCAGTAGTGTGATTAACATCACTTGTAGCTTGTACCAATACATCTGTTGTATGCGTAATGTCATTTGCACCAACAATAAAGGTATCAGTAGAATGAGATACATCAGTGGTTTGATAAACTAATGCATCTGTGCTATGTGATACATCATTATCCACTTGTTGAACAAGGGTATCAGTTGTATGCACTAAATCTACATCTACGTCTTTAACTAAAACATCCGTAGTATGAGTAAGATTAGTCGATTGTGTAATTAAAGTATCTGTACTATGGGTAAGATCCTTATCTATCTCCTTTACTAATGTATCTGTAGTGTGAGATAGGTCAATATCACTATCCTTGATAAAGACATCAGTACTATGAGAAATATCGTTATCTATTACTTTAATTAAGGTGTCAGTTGTATGAGTAAGATCTTTGTCTACTTCTTTAATAAGAGTATCTGTAGTATGGAGAATATCCACTTGTTGATAAATTAAAACATCAGTTGAATGTGTCTTATCAACTGTAGTTACAGAAGTTTCTTTTTCAGCCTCGGTTCTTAACGCACCATCATAACCGGACCCACTTGTACCTTTTTGGGTTTCTGTTCTAAGTGCACCATTCTGTATTGGGTCAGCCATTTAGCTTCCCCTAAGCGTCCACTGCCGTTACTTCCGGACTACCATCACTCAGATCATTTGTATCATCTTTGTAGAAATGTAAAAAGTACTTTGCACCACTGATTAAATCTGGTAACGAATATGCACCTGTTGATGCATCACTTACAACTTGTGCTCTTAAGATGTTAATTGGTTTAGGATTTGTTCCTGCTTCATCGGATCTAAATGCACTAACTGTAACCCCACCAACAACAGCACTTCTATCCGCATTCTTTGTTACACCATCAATCTTACCTGCTTTTACAACTGTTAATTTTCCTACACAAGTTCCAATAACAGTACCACCTGATTCACAAAGTCTAAATTCATACTGATCACCATTAGTTCCATCTGCACTTGTTAAGTCTATAGCCCATTGTAGATCCTCATAAGCATCTTGATTAACTGTATGTGTAATTCCATTCTTTCCCTCTACTTCAATGCCATCCCTTCTACTCCAACCCTTACCAGTACAATTTAAATTACCACCAGAATCCTCAGCACTTGTAACTGTAGCACCATCAACCAAATCGGATGTAGTTGACCACTTAATCTCTCCAGTTGCTGCAAGATCTGCAAAACTCCCAGCATCTGTTACATTTCTCCATTGAATTTTAAATGTTGCACTTGTTGCATTATTCATATCATCTGCATCTATACAACAAGCCAATATTGCTTGAGAAATATCTGTCATTTCTGCATCTGCATTAACAGCAGCCTTCCAATTTCTAGCACCTACACCTGCCCCACTTTTTGCCCATCTGTTTGAATTATAACATCCACCAGCAGCAAGTAATTCAACCAATGATTAACTCTCCTGTATTGTCAGAAATCTTGGCAATAGTATCCACTTTAGCAAGAAAATATGTCATACCCTTAATCGTTGGATCCTTTGCCTCCCATTGTGCAACATACTTTGCAAGTAAATCTTTTGCTTCCTTATATGTGGCAGTTGCTGGCAAATGGTCAAACTGTCTTGATTCTAATTGATAATTAGAAGTACAACTATCACACTTAGTTATTCTCCAATAAAATATAACCCAACCAACATCATCTGGATTATCTGCCTTTGGGAAACTATTATCATCCCAAGTCATTTTACTTTCATCTCCTTAGCAATTGGATCATAATATTCTTCTCCTTTTTCAACTTCAAATATTCGCAATTGTGGAGTATAGAACCATGGATGATTATTATCAAACTTACCAGCTTGATGCATATTATATCCTCGTCCAACCCAATAACAAATATAATTAATTGATTGCACAACAGTATCCCCTATCTTTTGTTTCCATCCTAATAGAAATATAATTGGTTCAGGATGTTTATCTAGTGCTACAGTAGATGCCAATCCTCTCCGACGATAAATCAACTGTTGTCCTTCCTCTAAATGTAATGTGTAAAGTAAAATATCATTTGCCAAAACTTCAATATGAGATATGTTCTCCCGGTTTAAATTATCATATGATAGCGCAGCATCCCCGCCAAAACTTTCGCTTGGCTTTCCGTCTGAATAATTGGCTATGAAAGAAAAATTGATGTTCATTGTATTGAACTCCTTTTGGGTTTCTAGGTTTCGTCGTAACGCCAGGTAAATGTTTCTTGTGAAGATGCACCTGGAGATGCAGATGTACCAACTACTATTTGGTATACAAAGTAATCACCAAAAGCACCTGTACTTGGATTTGTTATAGATCCAGTTATGGACTTTGGTGAACCACTAGTTAATGTGAATACATCAACTGGAGCGCCAGATAATGTGGCGTAGTTACCTACAGTTAACTGGGTTCCTGTTACACCTGGTGTACCTGTTGCTTGTACATAGCCACTTGCATCATTACCAACACAGGTAATTCCAGTTCCAAAACCATTTGATCCATCTGAGAACCATCTAATGTTATCGATAGTTCCAGCAGGAGTAACAGTTGCATTTGGTCTTACAACTACCCAATATGAGTAATTAGAACCAGCTGCAGGTTTCTGAACTGGGTTTGATGTACCAGCAGTACTATGTGCGTCTTCGGCGTTTGCCCTAGTATTAATACCGGTAATAGGAGTCTGTGTAGGACCCACTCCGGTATATCTTTCGAGTATGACTGTTGCTGCCATTTTATATTGCCTCTATTTTTGTGTACTTATGTTTCAACGATAGTTGATAAGAAGCTTTTTTGTTCCCAGGAACCACGATCTTAAATTTCACTGTATCTTTAGGACCAATGAATTGTGGAAACATGGTGGGATCAACTAACCTTACCCCTTCAGGTAGGATTAAAGCTACAGCATTAGCTGTTACATCGCTAGTATTCTTTGTATATAAGTCGATTGTAACAGGTTCTCCTGCAGCGTCAATTGTAATGTTGGAAATCTCTTTACCATCATTAGTGTAAATAGGAAGTATGCTAGTCATTAGGTTGACCCGTCCTTTCTCCAATCTGGGTTCTATTTCGATCTCTTTGTCGTTGAGATTGTTGATCACCTGTTGGACTATCTATATTTTCATCTAAAGCATCATCTGTTACTTCAGCTGGTGACTTACCGCTCTTACCTACGGCAGTAATCCATTCAAGATGGGACATTGCTTGTTTCTCAGTCATTGGATCTAATCCCCAGATTGCCCTAATCTCATCAATTGTAAACATATTCGTTCCAACCAATGTAGCAATGATTTTTGCGTTCTCGGATTTATCCCTATCAAGAATTAATTTATTCCTAATATATAACCTATCTACAACTTCTTCTCTTATACCAGGACGAACAATGCTAACGTGTCTCTTCATCAAATCAGTTAATGCTTCAGTAATTACATCAGCATAAATTTCTGCCCTTAGTGCAGTGAAAGAGGACGATTGGAGTAGAGACGTGAATCCTTTCGATTCCCCTCCCACTAATGCACCAGGGACGCCAGCAGGGGTTGAGATGAGGGAGTTAAGTTGGTCTATAATAGCATTTGGAGCAGAGTAATTAGAACTCTTTGGTTCAATTACTTCATTTTTAACATTCAATCCAGTTGTAACACCTTGATCAGATTCTAATTGTGCAATACCATTATTAAATCCTTGAACAGCAGCGGCAGCAGCTAATTCAGCAGAAGCAATCTTTTGATCATGGGTTCCAGTATATTTAGATGGATCATACATTGATAAATCTAACATCCAGTGATATCGTGGAAGCATTCTATTTCGCCAAATCATATCATTCTTAATGATATTATGCTTCCATTCAATAAGAACACGTAGAGATGTAATTGGAGGTACAGACCAAACCCCAAAGGTCCATCTTTGTTGATTGTCTTTAATCCAAACCCTTCTTGGGTTAAAACTGATGTGTTGAATGCGTTCCTTTCTAATAGCGCGTTCTTGTACTTGAACATTAGTATTCATTTCATCAATAGCATACCATTGTGGATGTCTAATAACAGAATCCTTCCACTCTAATGGTTTTCCAATTTGATCTCTTCGTTCAACTGCAGTCAAAAGATTCATAGGAAGAGCCTCTAATTCAGTAATACCCTTACTACCAATACCAATTCTATCTACAGCATCTCCATACTTCCATAAATCAATAGAATAATTATAAGCCAGTCGTTTAAATCTAAGTTTCTTGAAAATAGCCTTTGCTTCTAATAAAGCATTCTCTTCTTCATTAGTTAATGGAACACCAACATCAGTTCGTTCAATTGCTACATCAGCTAATGATTTTTGAATCATAATTGCAGTCAATTCAATAACTGACCATAATCTCTCATCTATTTGTGTAAGGATATCAGCAAGAGCATATTTATTATTAATTCGTTTAATCCTATCAATCTCTGCAAGCGCATTTGATGTTGTCATAACAGGAGACTGTATGAGTGGCATTATTGGCTGCAACTTGCTTTGTGCAGGATTAGGTAGTGTACTACTATTCAGTGATCGAGTGAAGAATTCTTTAAAGCCCATGTTAATCAGTAAGTTGCAACTGTGAACGTGTTAACAGCTCGGTTATACATTCTAGCTTCCTCTTGTTTCCTGCGAGCATGTGAGATAATTTGACAAACAGCATCAATAGCATCTTTGGATCCGGTAGCTGGATGGTCAACTTTGGTATTTCGGATAAGCTGTAATTCCCTGAGTTCTTTGAATAGGTATTCTGAATGAGGGAGGACTGCAGTTTCTCTATAGAGGTCATTTCTAAGAAGAGCCCAGTCGTTAAGTGTGAGGTGGTGTTGGATGACATTATTTTGATATCCTCTGGCAAGGGTTTGCAACTCTGAATGAAAGTAAATATCAAACAGGTAATCTTGCACAGGTAGCGCCTCGAAGATAGGTTTCATGAAATCTCGAATATCGCTAGTACTTAATTGTTCATTGGCGGCTGCTTTAAAGACTGTGGACCCGGTGATTATGACCTGATCAGAGGTATTGAGGTAGCCAACTGCCAAACCAAATCCATCCCCTTTAATAGATGGATCTGTGCCAACGTAATACTCTATTGCATCTGGTGCGGGATGTAATAATCCAAAGTCAATTTCAGGCCAAAAACCATTTCTGGATTTGGGATCTGGTTCACCTATGAATAGGTTAGGTTTAGTGGCAAATCTCTTTTGTAATTCCATAACAGCTTCAAGTGTAAAGAATGTATCTATCTGTGCTACGGCTTGAGCACCAAAGTCTCTATCAAATGAAATAGGGTCTTTCTTCCTCTCTTCAGCCAATACATCCATCGTCAAGTTAGGGTTTAAATCCCAAGTGGCTTCCCAAATGGTATATGCCCATTCCCAATTCTCCTCAACAGCACTATGATGTAGTTGAGTGATAAAGTCACCCTCATATAATGGTGAAGATATGGCTACCCTGATGTTTTCGTTCCATGGTTTAAATGTTGCAGTTGATTTTGAAAGTCTATTATAAACTTCCGACGCGCCTCGTTTGTTTGCGTTATCCATGAAGGATGACACTTCATCTGCAACAAAGCATTTAACTGTTCTACCCACGCCTGATCCTGAGCTGGAACCAAGAGCTTTGACCGTAAGGTTCTTAGGGAACCTAATTGCGTTGTAAACCACTTCACTGTCTGGGATAAATGACATAAAGTATGGCGAATTTGCGACAAGTTCTTTTACTCTTCTAAATACAGTATCTAAAGCCTGCGGCTCAGATGGGGCAACATTAATACATTGAATTTCCGAGTTTCTAGCTAATTTAAAATGTTCAGCTGGTGATTCCATCATTAACATTTTATATATCTCGGTAAGAGAAATACATGATGCAGTTGATGTTTTTCCACCTCTCATACCAGACACAAAGATCATCTCAGAATAGCGTCTCTTCCCGTCTTCTCTCAACTCGGAGAATTTTGATAAATGCTTAGCCTGTGATGGCCAGAGAGGGAGGTTACCTAGTGATGGGTGATTCCAGAAGAATACTGGATCATGAAATGCTTGTAATTGTAACTTCATTTTCTGGCCCATCGTTAGCCCAGTCCATTTAGTAACATCACAAGTAGCTTCTAAGTCACTAATCATTTGGTATCACTTTGATAATTTGGCCATCATCATTCATATGTTCGGCAAATTTAGCTTTACAAACAGAACATGCTTCCTGCATAACCATTTGATTAAATTGATTATATTCTATTGTGATATTCTGTGCATTGATAATAGTGGCATCTTTATACTCACCTTGTATTTTGGCAAGTGTTTCAATATTCTTAGTAATTGCAGTTTCTAATGATAACCACACTTTCATGGTGTTATGATCAATAGAATGTCCTGTCATAGCTTCATCTAATAATTTAATCTTACCCTTTAAACGATCTAACTGATCTACAGTCTCACCTACTTTGTCTATTGTTTGTGCGGCAAGTATTTCAGCATTACTTGATAATGCCATTGCTATCTCAGGTTTAAGGTGATGTTTTACATGATGATACCATTTGTATTTAGTAACATCTAATTCTTCCATGATATCCTGAACAGACTTAGTTCTATCAATCCATGCACGTTCTAACTCACCGATTCGTGGATCACGACAAATGGTACAAACCTGGGTACTGATCGGGAGTAGGGACTTATCTTCCAATAGGTTCCTCCTGTGTCCAATTCCATTTATCATTTTTGAATTCTTGGACCCGACCGCATTTAGGTTTTATGCACTTACGAACATAGCGGTCTTCCTTATTTAGGATCATTTCAATCCACTGATGAAAGCACATCAAAGGATAATACGGTGGAATGAGATATATAATATACTGGCGACGCTGATCTCGCAATCCCTTTTATATTAATAAACATGAATTACTAGTATATGCCTATTATATTTGGCACTGTGAATTTAAACGAACAATTGTACTCTCGTTTTATAAGAAGAGTCATATGGGAGTGGTTTGAGTATGATCTTAAGAAAACGATGGATTTCATTAATGAAGTGGATATCGAAATATACGATAAAGCAGAAGCCAATAGTGATTATTTCAGCCACGTGTTATCTACTTCCGGTGGGGTTCTTAACACTAATATACCTTCTGGGGTTGCTGGGTTAAAGAATATTAAATTATTCCTACATGATATAAAGAGGAATTTATGGTTGCATCTAGAAAACTTTGATAGAGTAGATCATGAGATAAAACATGAATTGGTATTACATCATGATAATTGGTTAGTTGTTAATAATAGACATGTTACCTTAGTACATGAGAATACCTTGCGAAGAACTCCGATAACTTTTTGGATGAAAGGGTTTTGGACTTTCTGGCAACGACCAACAGTAAGACTTATATGGATACGGGATCTCCTTGGCGCCTGAGTATATTTATTTACATTTTGAAAAATCCGATGGTAGTATTGAAACTACCTATATGAATAAAATGAAGGCTGAAGCTATAATTGCTCAGTATAAATCCATTACACCAGACAAGATTTGTTATATGTCTGTTGATGCTGATGGTGAAGAAGTAATATTATAAAAAAAATATAGTGCCTAAAAGGCAACTATTTTGTATTTACAGGTTATTGGAGCATTAACTTTAATGTTAGTGCCATCGTGTACTCCTTCTGCTAAATCCAATGTGTTACCAGTGGTATTCTCAGTTGGGTATACGATCACAACAACTGGGGTTCTACCCAGACCATGTGCTGTATCTGCTTCTGCTCCGGTACCTGTGATTTCTGCACTTTGGAAGACACTAAAGTTGGCACCTTGTAGTTTTCCAAATTCATTTGCAGTTCCACCAGTATTAGTTTTTAGAACTTCATCAGCGTTGCCAATTGCTAATTTTGTTGCAACAATTGCGGCATCACTTTTGATCTTAGCATTGGTCAGAGAATCATCTAAGATGTCTGATGCAATGATAGTACCTGGTGCAATATTGTTAGATTTGACTAAGACGTTTTTGACGCCTAAAGCGTGATCTAAATCGACGGTTTGTACCATGTGTATTATTCGGGGGAATGGGTTATATATTCTAGGGATCACCGCGCCATATCTCTCTCTCTCTCTCTCAAGGGTAAATGCTAGGAAGGAGCCCGTTAGATTTACCTGAAATTATTCGTTCAGAGTCATAATATTGAGAGGGGCATCCTTTGTAAGACTGAATAAGTTAGTATCCCTCCGTCCACCTGTAAAACCCCCCTCAGTTCTAGTAAAAAGGGGGTACATATTTTTTAAACCGTGACTATGTGTTGTTTTTCATCAATCAATTGTTGTTCGAGGGCAAAGGCGCGCAAGTGCATTGATGAGATTCATCCGTGCCCAGCCTTTTTTCACCAAAGGAGTCACCCGCGTTCACCAATCCAACGGTATATATATTCAATATAATATAATAATATTATGTCAACCAATAACGTTGTCCAAGCGTTCGATAAAGTAGGTACTACTGATATCGTCGCCATGGATTCCGAAGTGAAAGTGACGATGGTGTCAATTTTTAAACAATACCCATCCAAGTACTTCACCCAGAAAGACTTTGTGAAAGGTATCAACCGATCCAATCCTTATGTCAATAAGGTCCTTAGATCCCTTGTGGAGGAGAAGGTGATTACCCGTTCGAAGGGTAACGGTAAGTACCACTATCGCCTAGCTAAGAAGGTGTAGGGGATGAGACAAGGAATAAAGGTGGTCTTAGGACTCACCCTCCCATCTCTTATTGTGGTGGTGGTGTATAGTCTATCACTATCTAGCCCCGTCCCTATAGAGGTCCCCGTGGAGTCACCGTCACCGTCACTCTCTGTGGTTCCCGAACCCAACTTTGACGTAGACCGTTTCTTGGAGACCCAATTATACCCACCTGGGTATGAGGAGTACTGTCAGTCACTAAGTGACTATATTGATAGAGTCTATAACCCAGTGGCAATAGATGAGTATGACTCACTGTGTCTGGGTAATTAATTTTTTTTACCTAAGTCCCCAAAGCTGAAACGTTTATATGCCCGATCGTCCAGACCGGTTAGAGATAAAAATTAAACGGGGTAACCAAATGCCCCGTCACAAGACCAATGGGTGTCACCCTCCATTACCTGGCCTGGCTTAATCAGGCACCGGCACTTAGGGCAATACTTAGGCGGGGTAGAAGGCAAGTGCCACCTCCGTCTGGGCGAGGTTCTCAAGGGCCCGGGTCTTAGAGACAATGCCACGTCTCTTAAGTGCCCCGGCAAAGAAGCCAATGACTTCCCCGTTACTCTTCCCCGTTTGGGAAAGTATTTTGATTATGGCGTCCATGTGGTCGCCTATTGTTTCTCCGGTCATTGTTTATTATTCCACCTTGGATTATATATACCGATGTATTCTGCTTCTTTGATCTTATGATCAACGGTGTGTTCGTATTCGAATGTTACTAAGTCGCCGTTGTTAAGAGCTTCTTCGATTAAAAGATTAACTCTTACGTTTGTTCTGCGGCTTAATCCGTTAGGACTTATGTTTCCGTATCCGTCGTTAATTCTTTTTCTTAATCTTACGGATTCTCCTACGTATACTACTTCGTCGTTAACTTTAAAGAAATATACGGCGGCTTCGTTGCTTACCTCGACTTTAAACTTAAGGTAATCAGCTGTGCTTCTTCCGATGATTTGGATTTCTTTTTGTTGCATGATATTATAACCCAGGTGCACTATATAACCCTTGTCGGGGGGTCATCCCCATTGCCGACTTAGGTATTTTTCAAACATCTTTTGCACGTGTTCAGGAGTATTGACTCCTTCTGGAACTACTGCTTTTCTATCTCTTAATGCTTCACGAATGAGTTCATCTCTTCTCTTTTGAATCAAATCTAATTCAACCGAGTACATCCTTCTAGCTGCATCTAATCGTCTATTGAGTTTCTTAGTTGCCTGCGCCTTAGCAAGTATAGTCTCTCCCCAAGTCAATTCACTTGGCTTTTTGCCATTAAGCATCCACTCACCCCCTAAGGGAGGGTAAGGACATATTTATGGTCCTTCCCACTTATGTTGGTTGTAAAGAGCTTGCGCTTTATAAGCCCTTCATCTTGCATTGCTTCAAGGGCGTTCGTCAAGATCGTCCTGTCGCTGGCCAAAGGCCAAGTATCTTTCAAGGCCCTAATGATTCGTCTGAAATCACTTTGGATTTCTTTGTCAATGAATATTTGATTCATGTATATTATACCACGGTAGGGTTATTAAAGCTTTCCCGGGGGTCGTTCCCACTTAAATTTATTTGTAAAATCCTATAAGTCCCCAATGGACTTTCCCCGCGTGGACGGCGGTAAGGCAAGAAAGGCCCCCCAGGATGAAACATTTATATGCGGCTTTCACCTTCTTATAAAGTTGATTCAAAAGTTTTTTGCGGAGCGCTCCCTTTATATACTAGTACTCCCCCCCTTTGTTCGTATGTTCAGGGTTGAAACAGTAATATAGTACTAGTGCGTAATATAATCATGAATAAAACAACAAAATTCATAGGAGGTGAAAGTACTGGAATCTAATAGTAAGGTAATACCTGAAGCCTTTAGTAACTTAGGCGTTGAGGAAATTAGTAACGTAGGAAGTGAAACATTTGATTCAATGATTCAAATATTCAAGTCCTATCCTAATAAGTTCTTCACTCAAAAAGATTTTGTTAAAGGATTGAATAAATCTAATCCTTATGTTAATAAAATCTTAAGAAAGTTAGTAGAGAATAAGGTAATACTAAAATCAAAAGGTAATGGAAGATATTACTACCGTCTTATAGTAAGAAAGTAGTAAGGTAATACCTTCCTCCCTTATTTTTTTATTAACATCCTCTTTTTTTTTATTTCGTTTTTTACCTAAGTCCTCCGCCCCCCCTTTATATACCGCAATCCTTATATAGTTCAGTCCGCCC